GTTTCTAGTTAGTTGTCAACATACTCAGAACTATCTCGGTACTATCAAAATCTATTAGTTTATATAATATTGCAATATAGATATGAAGAAATTTAAAGACAACATCAAATTTAGTTTCACACCGGATTTCCAACTTGAGATACTCCGGTTTGTTTTAAGAGATAAGGAAGGAGGTTTAGTCCTAAAAAGGATTAAAGCTAATTACCTGGTTCTTATTGAGCATGCCCTTATATTTGAGGGTATATTAAAATACTTTAAGAAGCAAGGTAAGATGCCTTCAGAGAATGTATTAAAAGAAGTATTAAAAGAATTGCTAGAATCAAAGGCATACATTGATTTGGTAACTAAGGATGACATCCCTAATATCAATAAGTTAATAAGCAATTTATATCACATTCCCTTATCGGATGCAGATTATATCAAGGAAAAGATTTACCAGTTCTCTACCTATGTTGAAATGAAGAACCTGAATGACTCTTTTGATTTAGATAACTTCGAACAATATGAAGAGTATTCAAGGAAGATTGAAAAAGTACTTCAGAAAAGTAAACCAAAGAAAGAGGACGAACCTATATACATGATTCGAGATATTACAGAGAGACAGTTTAAAAGACAATCAGAACCCTCGGTAATACCCTGTCCCTTTAGGCAATTAAATGACCTTACTAATGCAGGAGGTTATCCCGAACATTCTATTAATGTAATATTGGATAAACCTAAAGCAAAGAAAACTTTCTTCATGGTAAACCTTGCCCGAGGTTATCTTCGAATGAAGAAATCCGTATTATACGTAGATACCGAGAATGGTAAAGACCAAATCATGGACAGATTTATTCAATCTAGTATCAATAAAACCAAAAAGGAATTATACTCAGGTGAGTATGATAAACTTGAAGCTAAACATTTAAGAAAGCTTGCAAGATTTGGGGTTGAATTGGTGGTTGAGAGGGTACCTGCAATGATTACTAATACAACTTACATAAAAGAGAGGATAGTTCAATTGCGTAATCAAGGCATCGATATTAGAGTATTAATGATAGATTATGCAGGTAAGCTTGCCTCAATAGCTGGAGACCGAGAGGATTTCGAAAGGATTTCTAATGTATACATAGACTTGAGTAACTTAGCCGAAGAAATGAAACTTGACATAATATGGACTGCACACCATATTACTAGAGAGGGTAAAAAACATAGAAAAACCCGATATGATGAAAATGATATATCTGGTTCTATAGCCATAGTAAGAAATGCCCAAGTAATTATGGGATTAAATGCTACAGAACAAGAAGAAAGGGATGATATACTAAGGACTGAGATAGTAGTACAAAGGGATGGTCTCCCATCAGGTAGAGCTCTTTTTAAATGTTCCACAGAAACTCAACGGTGTACTGAATTTACTAAAGAACAACGAAAAGAGTATGATAGAATATATGGGGAACAACTAGATAATTCTCTAAAAAGTTCTAATAATCCAGATGCTAATATAGAAAAGTATAACAAAAAGCAAGGAGATATATAATGAAAGATAATATACCGGGATTTATAGGATACCATGTTTCTAAAACTGGGAACGTATATTCAAGATATGTCCGAGGGAGTAGGGGAAAGTTAAGTAATGATTTTACTCCACTAAGACCAAAGAAACGTCCTAAATACCATAGTGTATCCCTTTATAGGGATGGTAAGTCTACAAAGATTTTTGTTCATAGGTTATTATCTGAGCTAATCCAATTAGGGTTTACTAAATGGAAAGTAAATAAAACTTTACTAAGGGTTCTAGGGAAGAGGTTTGGGGTTGGTGATAGAATAATTCGTAATATAATAAATAACAGTTATGAAAACAAAGAAGATAGCCATAGTAAAAGATAGATGGACGGATGGATTATCTTTAGAGATATCTCATAACAGCCATCAAACAACCTCTATCACAACCTCTATCGGTAATTTAGATTTAGAGGATTTAAAGAAACTTCGAAGAGTAATTAGGAAAGCTATAAGAGAGTATGAAAATAACTAATCAGTTTAAATCTAGACTAAGGACATACTTCGTTAAACGATTGGGAGCATTTGATTATAAGCATGGCTGGATGCGTATACCAACTTGCCCATATTGCGGGAGAGAACAGAAGTTGGGGGTTAATCTTTCCATGTATCGAACTAATTGTTTTCGATGTAATGCTCATCCCTCTCCTGCTCAACTGATAATGGATATAGAGGGATTTACAGAATACCATGAACTAATTAACTTTTTGAACAATGGACAATTTGATGAACTACAGTTTAAGGAAGAGAAAATCGAACTTGCCGAGAGTAAGCCCCTGTATCTCCCTGAGGGATTTAGAAATATTTCGATTGGAGACAGCCAACTTGCAAAAAGTATTAGGGGATATATCAAGAAACGTGGCTTCAACCCCGACCAGTTTTCAAGATTTGGTATCGGCTATGGAACAATGGGCACGACTTACGGGTACCTTATCATCCCGTTCTATTATCAAGGACAACTTAAATATTACAATGCTCGGAACGTTATCGGAAAAGGTCCCAGGTATAATAATCCCGATAAAGATATCACAGGCCTTGGCAAACAATTTATCATCTTTAATCATGACGCATTGGAAATGTACCGGTCGGTATTCATTTGCGAGGGAGCACTTAATGCTCTCACAATGGGCGATAGAGGAATTGCCACAATGGGCAAAGCTATTAGTCAGTACCAAATCAATGAATTACTTAAATCCCAATGCGAAAGATATATTATACTCTTGGACCCAGACGCCAAGCAATATGCAATCAATTTGGCGCTCAAACTTGTTGCCTATAAAAAGGTCAAGGTGGTGTTTTTACCAGACGGAAAGGATTGCAACGATCTTGGGAAAAGGGAAGTCTTAAGGTTAGTATATAATACTCGGTATCAAAGTTATCAAGAATTGATTGCTATCAGAAACTCATTGAAATAGGGAGTTCCTATTATATTATAAATAATATATTTATGCGTGAACCATCTATCCATATAACTAAGTCTCAATTTGAGGAAATATTAAATACCTTAGAGGTAGACAATTTCCCAGTTGAGGCTTTTTTTGTTATTGCTCGAAAGGAGGCAATAAATCATAGAGCAGTCTTAGTTTCTAACAATAAGAATACTAAGCGAGTTAATAACATATTACTAGCATCTAAGGGAGATGCTGCCCTCGTTGCTGATATTTTATATGCAACTCGTATAAAGTTAAAGCATCGGGGAGTTCGGAAAATAAATGAAAGTAATTCTCGAGAATGGGCAAATTGTAAAAAGCTTGCAGAGATATGTAATATCTTCTGTGAAGATTTTAAATTTGATACTCGTGAAGGTTTTATCAAGTATATAGAGACTGGATTAAAAAGGATGACTGATTATCGTAATGTTATGCAAAGGTTATTATCTATGCAAGAAAACATCACTAATCAAGTAGATGCTGAGATAGAGTTACAAAATTCAGATTTAAAACTTACCAAAGAGATACATGATTACTTTATAGGTAAGATTGCTAAGGCAACTGGTATATATGAATCTTATGAAAATCAACCAGAGAAGTATGTACACTTTGCAAAGGTTGGTGACTTCTTAAAAGAAGAAGGTTGGGATTATAAGACCTTCATCGATGCTCAGTTTGAATCTCTTGCATGGTGTAATGGTTTACCAGACATTGCACAGATGTATACTGATAAAGCAATTGAAAGATACAATAAGTATTTATATAAGAATAAGAATAAACAACTACTCGAAGATGAACCAATAGTAGAGGGAAGTCTTTGGGATAAAATCAAAGAGTAATATGAAAGGCTTACAATTTTTAGGAAACAGAGTGGAGAATGCAGCAAATGCCTTTATTGATGTCCTCAAGTATTCAGACCAGTCGGTAGACTATCCAGATTTCAAGGATATCGAACCTTGGCCAGATGAAATTGTTGATATGTTTAAAGATGCACTAAAGGATAAACCTTTTTCCGAGATTAGTGCTATCTTGATGTATACCCAACAGTCATCAAGGTTTGACCTAATTGCAAAGTTAATGCTTGGTATTGGTTTGGTAGAAATGAGACACTATAACAAGTTATCCGATTTCTTACAGAAGGCAGACCCTTATGAACAGGATTCTGTTATGGATATCTATCCTAAAGTGGAAATAGGATTTTCTCCTCAAAGTGCTTTGAAGATTGCTTGGAATTCTGAGATAGAAACCATTGGCAATTATAAAAAGATTATGAATAATCTAGCCTTGTATAGTGAACGTGCTGATTATGATGATGTGATGTATTTGTTGAATAAACTGATTGCTGATGAAGAACATCACACTAAACTCATCAAGGAAGCTATGATCACATTAAACTCATCAAGGAAGCTATGGGAGTAGATAAAGGTACTAAGGGAGTAACTGTAATCATTAAGTAATATGAGTCAAGTAGCAATTATACATAAAGAATCCCGAGATAATTATATCTCGGGCATTTCCTATACATGGTGTCCTTGTTGTGGTAAATGCTATAGACAATGATCTATCAGTATATGCCGAATGTTCTTGTGGTAATTCATTTTACATAGAAACAGAAGATGAGCAAGATAATTATTCAGAATGGTAATATGTGTGAACTCGACTTACCTCTTAAGTTCGCACAGAAACTTTATAATGAGTTTGCCATTCGACATCCAAATGCTTTCTACTTACGTACAAGGCAAAGAGGTATGCAGAATTGGGATGGTAAGATTCACTACATCACCAAGACTGGTCAATTTAAAATAGGTTTGCTTCCTAAGGTATACGATATGTGTATTGAGATGGGAATTAAACCTAAAGTTGTAGATATGCGTCAACCTTTACCTAAAGTCAGTAAAGTTGTTACGAAGATAGGCAAATATAAATTAAGACCAGAACAGGAGAAAGCAGTCAAGGCTGTAATTAATAATACGATTGGAGGTAAATCATTTCATATCGGAGTATTGGATTACACGGTTAATGCAGGTAAAACTCTTATTATGTCGTCTTTGTATTTATCCTATAAGAAGCAGTTGAAGACTTTGTTAATAACTAATGACTCGGATTGGTTAAACCAAGCTAGAGAAGAATTTAAGCAATATCTACCCGGAGAGGATATCACTTTTGTTCAAGGCAAAGTTTTAAACTGGAGTAACTTCACAATAGGTATGGTTCAATCTATTTCTCGTAATATGAGGTTCTATCAAAAAGAGTTATCTCAAATAGATATGGTACTTATAGATGAAGCTGACCAAGGGGGCAGTAGGCAATATCAGAATGTAATCACCCGGTTATTCAATACTCGTATTCGTATAGGACTATCTGGTACCATCTATATGAGTAAGCTTGCTAAAGATAAAGTTAAGAATATGAATCTTGAATGTTTCTTTGGTAAGGTACTTGCCGAGTTTAAACTTAGGGATTCTATTAAGAAGGGTTATTCAACTAAAACTGTAGTAAAGATGGTACCAGGTAAACCCTGGTATGGGAATTGGGAATCCGATTGTATATCTTATAAAGAGATATATGATGATTCGATTACTAACAGTTATACTGCTTGGTTAATGGCATATTCCAGATTACGATGGAATATTAATCAAGGCAGATATCCTGCTCTCGTAGTTTGCAAGCATATTGCACATTGTGAAAATCTATATAAATTCTTTAAAAAGAAACTGGGCGATGCCTATAATATTGCCTATGTGCATGTTAATACCAAATCTAAATTAAGACAACAAATAATGAAAGATTTTAGGGACGGCAAAATTGATATCTTGGTATCAACTACAATCATTGCTCGGGGCAAAAACTTTCCTAAGCTAAGGTATTTGCTTAACGCAGCAAGTATGGATAGTCAAGAAAAATCTATTCAGTTCCTTGGTCGTTTGGTAAGAACCGATAAATCGAAAAAGAAAGTGTACCTTGATGACCTTCACTATCCTGGTAATTATTTAGATAGGCATGGAAAACATAGGAAGCAATATTATCAGAGACAAGAATTGAAAGTAATCTTATTAGACAAACTATGGAAGAAACATCCTAACCATAGCCTTATTCAGAGTTAACTAGAAGTACTATGAGTAATTACTTTTCTCCGTAGGAGGAAATAATTACATCCTAATAAGCATACGGGCATTATGAATAAAGATAAAATTATATGTATCAGGGAAGATACTGATGAACGATTAATACAATTACAATCGGAAGGATATAGAATAATACAAATATCCGCATCAGGTATCTACTGCTGGATATTATTAAGGAAACCAAATAACAATATATAATGAAACTGATAGACCGAATATTAAATTGGATGAACCCACCTGCCAGTAATCCCAAACATGTATTCAATTGCAGGGATTTGGCATGGGTAACCCCTATTAAACACTGGGGATATACCCCGGATGTTTATACCCATTCATTTAGTTTATATTGGGGATCTGGATTAGAGATCAAATTACAACAAGATACTACTGACCCAGAATCTTGCCCAGAATTATCTAAACTCAGGGAACTATTTATTAATAACATTGGTTATTCATATGTAACCCTAGATGATATTACTAACATATACATTTATAAAGAAAAATGAGATGGCAAAGAAAAAGAAACAACTTCCTGATTTATCAAAACATGATGTACTTACACCAATAGATGTTAGTCAATTGGGTACTAACGGAGATCCATGCTTTGGTATTGGGTATGATTTATCCACTAAAGAATGTAAATTATGCGGAGACTCAGAACTATGTGCGTTCAAGATGTCCCAGAACTTGAACATTACAAGGAAAGAATTAGAACAGAAGAATCAATACAAAGATTTGGATGTATTAGAAGATACGGTTGGTATCAAGAAATACATCCGAGGCTTGATTCGGAAAGGGAAAGACAGAAAAGAAATTATCTCAAAGACAGTTGAGAAATTCGAAGTACCTAAGAAACGTATTAGAGAACTTTATAGAGAATGCAATGGGAAAGGTCAGTAAGTTAAGAATGATATGGGCAATGTTTAAGTTATATCTTAACAACCCAAATTATTATGTACGGCAAGATGATGTTCTTGCTGATTTGTTTATGCAGGGTGAATACGACGTAGAAAGATTCTGTCATTCACTCGGAGTAACTCCTCAACAAGGATTAACCTTTGAACAACTTTTAAAAAAATGTAATATATTATGAACAGATTTAGATTTATCAAAGTACGGGAGGTAATATCTCCCAACAGAGCAAACCCAAATGATGCTGGGTTAGATTTTTATGTACCAACCGATTTATATCCAGAGCATATTCATTCTAAAAATGAATTCGACTCAGAAGGTTATAATTTAGATGTTCCTTTTGGTGAAGCCTTTGTAAGGCATATAGCTTTAAAACCTGGACATCGTATACTTATCCCATCTGGTATTAGGGGATTGCTTGAACCACCTGTCTCTATGTTAATGGCTGCTAATAAGTCCGGTATAGCTACTAAGCAAGGTTTACTCTTTACAGCTGAGATAGTAGATTCTCCCTATGTAGGAGAGATACATATCGGAGTATATAATGCTTCTGATAAGGCTCAAGTTATCGAATGTGGCAAGAAGCTTGTACAGTTCATACATGTTCCTATCTACCTCACAGAGCCAGAAGAGATTCAACAAGAGGAATTCTATACTGAGTCTCAAATGTGGGGAAGTAGAGGAGATAAGGGATTTGGTTCATCTCAAAATAAATAAACATGGATGTAAGAAACATAAGAGAAGAGGTGCCCAATATAAAAGAAACAGAGGTACTCCCACAGATGTATACCTTAGGGTTAGAACAATTAAATGGGTATAGGCAAATAGAATCACTACCAGAATATCCCTTAGATATAAATAACCCGAAGAGCCAAGTTATACTTAAGGATTTTATTGGTAGGGTAATCGAAGAACTAACTGAAGGCTTTGAATCTACCAATGAAGTATTTGACCTTTGCAGTAAAAATGGATGGAATATGGAGATGCTCAACGAAGAAGAACATCAATCCATACTGAATTCTCTTGCTAATGCAAATGAAGAACAAGCAGATGCTTTAGGCTTTTTCTTTACTCTTCTAGCATATTCAAATATACTTCCTGAAGATATACTTAGTTATAATAAAGCAAAAGACTTATTTGAAGTGATGGCTATTGGGGTTAAAGAACTGGTAATCAAATATTCAGATTATCATAACTTATTGAAGTTCGACATTATCTGTAAAGAGGATTTCTATGAGGACGAAGGTAAGTGGGAACATATAAATTCCTATACTCCAGGCTTTCACCAGATGAACGAACTATCCCATGAAGCTGAGAAATTATATCTATGGGAAGTAATCTATGAACTCAATAAAGCTAGAAATTTCCTTAAATGTAGACCATGGAAACAAACTCAAGTGATGACTAAGGAAATAGATTTTCAAGAATCCTTGGTAAAAGCTTTCTATCTCTATATGGGATTCTTAGCGATGAATGGGTTTACTCCTCTCGGATTATTCGGTTTATTCTTTAAAAAACAACGTCTCAATAGATGGAGGCAACAAACTAATTATTAACATGTCAGGATGGAACCATAAATTAGAGGGACTTCAACTTAATCCCGAGGAGTCCCTCCATTCGTTAGAATTTGCTACCTCACAAGAAGCATGGGAAAAACTCAATGAGGGATTCCTAAGATTAGAGCCTGCTTTATTTGCAAAGGGGGCTATTGCCAATAGTGGGGTAGCAGTAGTGTATAACGTATTCATAAAGATACGCAATGCCTGGGTAGACCCAGAATTTGATTATGGGAGATGTTTCAATTATAAAGAAACTAAGTGGACTAGCTTATTGAATAACTACATAGACTTTAATAAGCTTGACTTGTTGCGTAGTAAACTGAGAGTACTGAGAAATAAGTACAATCAGAATTACAATATAACCTATGTGTTTAACAATCACCATGATAACGGAAAGCAATGTCTAATAGCAGCGACTTTTTCAAAACGATTTGGGGAGGACATCCCAGTTATTACAATGGTAGTTCGGGCTTCGGAGATTACCAAGAGGTTAATATTCGATTTCCTATTAATTCAACGAATGTCAGAGTACGTATATGGTCCGGATCAGTCAGTACAAATCAACCTATTCGCGACTCAAATGTACGGAAATGTGGAGACACTTCTAATGTATCATACCCATAAGCCATTGAAGAAGGTACTTAAGGGGGCAGAAGAGAATGCTTGGAATAAGAGAATAAAAGAAATATGGAAGAAATTCCAAAAGGGTACAGAGAAGGAATTCTCTTCATTCAAGGTATTCTTTAGAAGTTTTAAAGTGCTCAGACCAGATTTATATGAAGAAACATATAAATCAATGAAAGCAAAAGAATTACTTCTTGAATACGAAGATATTGAATATCCCGAGAATGTAATTTCTTACTCTCAACGTAAAGCCTATAAGAAGAAACTTTTAAAACAAAAGAACAACAATGGAAGCTAGGGAATTTTTAAATCAGAAGCGGATAGGATTAGTAAACAAATTCTATTACCAAGTTTTAGAGATTAAAAAGAACGGTGCAGAACCAGATATACCCTTGTTAATGAAAGAGATAGAGGATTTCGATAATTTTGTATTTCTCTACTGGCATATGACCTGGGATAATTCTACAATGTCATACAGTTAAATATTTATATAATATGAGGATATATTCTAACAGTTTTGAGTTAATGTCCGAAATGGGCAGAGAACTCAACAGTTATGGTCAACTTGTAAAACCAAAGACCTATCAAAATAAAGTCATTGAAGGTAATGAGGATTTTATTACTAAAGAACTCATTTGCCAACAATATTGCTTAACTTCATTGGGAGACCCGGTATGGTTATTCGTATTCTCTCATTCAAGAGAATGGGCAGATGCAGAGTTCCAAGAAAGAATATCCCCTAATGATATAAATCCAGGAGAAGCTTGGAAATTAAGAAAAGATTTATGGGAACAATTCCTTGATGAAAAGGGTATGTTCGATTACACATACAATGAGAGAATGGGTGAAGTATTAATAAAAGATTTAGTTCGTCTTTTAAAGAGAGACCCAGATACAAGAAAAGCAATTATACCAATATTTGAGCATGATGATACCTTATACTATAGTGGTAGACAACGTATTCCATGTTCTATGTATTATGATTTCCTTATCCGTCAGAATGGTAAAGGAGAGAAGGTATTACATATTTGCTATCACCAAAGAAGTTCGGATTTTGCCCAACATTTCGGTAATGATATATATTTAGCTTGGAGATTAATGGAATATGTAGCTAAAGAAGTAGGAGTAAAGCCTGG